GCTAAAGCCTTAGCTTTTTCATCTATCTTTGGCTCTTTATTTAGCCCTATCTCTTGTCCTAGCTTGGTTATTGTTACAGCGTTGTTGTCATCGTCGTAATAAATTTCGCCTCGCTCGTCTCTAATCTGCTCCCACTTGCCAGCCGTAAAAATATTTACAAAGCCAGTTTTTGGCTCTTTTGGTACTGTTTGTGTTGCGTTTGGTGGCATTAGATAGATCGTCTCACCCTTGCTGCTTGCTAGAGGGTCTATTTGTGCTTCTGCCTCGTATAAATATTCATTTGTTTGTGTGTCATAGATATAAATTTTCATTATTGCTCCTAATATTTAATCAATACAACTACGGCCATATTATATGGGCGTGTTTCGTTGCCACCAACTTCTGAAGTCCAACCTTTGCAAGATATATCAAGATTTTGTAGCCAGTTTGCTGTTGGGTTGACAAGCTGATTATCTGAATACATTACATTGCCTCCTGAATATTGGTAGTGCTTGTGTGATTTAAACTCATCTTGTTGAGCAGTGCCAAGTGTCGCAGCCTTGCCACCTATTGACCTCATAAACTTGCCGTCACTAAAGTTTGGTAGTAAGAATTTATCGCCACTTCGTCCGTATGTGTAGCCTATCACTGCAAAAAGTGCGGCGTATGCTGTCTTATCAAGGGCTGATCCATCGCATCGTAAAAAGCCACTTGGGATATTTGTGTTTGAACTATATAAAAGATAGCTTCCAACTGGTATAGCCTTTTGTAGCTCCGTTTTTAGTGCAAATTTATCGTCGCTCTCTGCTTTTGTGTATGCGTCGATCTTGTCTTTTATCTTAAGAAACATCTTTTCGCACCATTTTCTAGTTGCTAGCACTATATTGTTATCAACCTTTAAAATGATGCTCTCACTCGCGTTTGCGATTTGAAGTTTAAAATTTAATGTGATGTCTTTACTTGACCCCTCGTTTAAAAGTGGCTTATAAGTGTCCGCCAGCCTTGCAACTGCAAAGAGTGAGCCATCATCGCAGTATATGCCAGCCGTTTTTATATAAAATCCGCCAACTTCAGGTGGTATGATGGCATCGACGTCTAGGATATTGTTGTCGTTTTCGTCTATAGTTATGGCGTTTATTGCACCCCTATACTTCTCATTTGGTATTGATGTCGTCTGCTCGCTTAGTTCTCCATCGTAGTCGCTTACTACTATCTCTTTTAATGCGATCTTTGATCCATCGCTAGCAGTTTTTAAAAGTTTATTTATGCCACTAGCTGTTAAAAGTGTGTATTGCTTCATTTATCCGTCCTTTATCTTGTTAAAACTCTTGTTGCATCGATTGCTATGCTTATGATCTCGTTTATTTGTGTAGTAGCTCCTACTTTAAAGCTTGCTCTTTGGCTTATATTTGAGACTACGTAAGGATCTACGCTTATGTTTTCACCGCTAAATGTGTAAGAGTAGGCTTTTATATTTATGCTAGTAGTGGCTTTTATGCTTGCTCCATCATATACGCTACGCACGTTTTTGTAGGTGTTTATGATCTCATCAGATCTCTTTAGTGTTTGCGGGCTTACTCCATTTTTACTTGCATCAAGCTCTAGTTTAAAGTGATAAGGTAGTCCTGCATAATCAAACCACTCTTTCACCTTAGCATCTGCATAAAGTGCGCTTAATGCTTTATTTAGACTATAAAAAGTGCCTGAGTAGTAATGTATCTCAAAAGCGTTTTTTATGAGCTCTCTGGCTTCATCCTCGTTTAGTCCATCAATATCTACTTCAAAGCTAGCTGCAAGTACTGGCAGTAAATTTTTTGGAGCTTTGCTTGCAAGAGTATTTATGACACCAATGTCTAGATCCTCAAACCTTATACCAAAAAGCTCATCAAATTTCTTATCAAATTTGCTTTTGTGATTAGGCAGCAAGCTCATAATTCAGCCTTTTTGTAGCTTATCTCATAGCTTAAATTTACAAATTCTTTTACGCTTATCTTTTTATCATTAAGCGGTTCTTTAAGACTTACTCTATAAACGCCGTTTTGATGCAGGTTTTTATAGATGTAGCTTAAATTTAGATCCTCTCCAAGGCTAAGAGTAGTTGGCAGAGCTGATATAGCTTTAGCAATTTCGTCTTGAAAGAGCATATCTGTTAGCTCAAGGGTAGCTACTACCTTTACATCTATCTTTGTAGCATTTAACACGCTTAGATTATCGGTTAGTGGCCGCACCTTTTGGGCACTTAAAAAGCTCTCCACATCAGCTCTAGTCTCTTCGCTCATGTCAGTAGTTTTTAGATAAATTTGCACCACTCCAGCACCGCCATTTAGCACGCTGCACTCAATGACCTTTGCATTTGCGCTTAGTGTTTGATAAGTATATGCTTTAGCACTGCCTGCAGTTGAGAAACGCTCTAGGCTTAAAACTGCACGCTCTCTTAGCCTCTCATCGCTCTCAAGCTCGGCTCCACCTTCAAACTCACTTAGCTGTTTTGCTTTTAGCACGAAAGGTAGTGGTGTTTGGATATATTCGCACTTTGCTTTGCTGGTTTTTGTAAACTCATCTAAGATGATCACTCCAACAGCTTTTAGCTCATTTGCTCTTATTACAACTTCACTTTTTAAGCTAGCTATTTCACCATTTTCGCTGCGTAAAATTAGCCCTTTTGGCAAATATGTATCGCTGCTTCTTGGCATAGAGAGTGTAAATTCACTCTGCGCGGTTGGCTTCTCTCCTTTTAGTCTCTCTATACCATAGATCGCTACTATGTTATCAAGGTCATCTCCAGTAGAAAATGGCAGCAACATAGCCTTAACGCTATCATTTATCCTGGCTCGCAAGAGTAACTCTCTATAAGCCAATGTTTCAAGTAAAGCCGAGTAGTTGTCGCTTTCAAGCAGTGAAATTTCATTATCAGTTAAATGCTCTTTAAAAAGGTTTTTAACATTATTTAAAATTTCATCATATTTAAGCACTTCAATAACGTTTGGATATGGAAGTTTTTTTAAATTCATGCTCTTACCTCTATTTCATCACCACTCATAAGCACTACTTTAAAGCTAAGCTTATGATCTTTTAGACCTATAAGACGAACTTCATCGATCTTTACTCTCTTTTCCCATTTCTCGACCGCCTCTATCACAAAACACGCCAGATCAGCACGAAATTCATCATCTACCTTGCGATCTATTAGCTCATAAATTCTGCTGCCATACTCAGGTAGCATCACCCTTGAGCCAAGTGGAGTTAGGAGTATGTCTTTGATAGAGTTTTCTATATCAATTAGATATTTCATCACTAATCCCTCGCAAGTCCGTTATTGGTATGATCTGTTAGGCTGCCACGTCCATCACGTACGCTACCACCAAAGCTTGCGTTACCACCTGCTGTGATTGAGCCAGTGATCTTTACATCTCCGTTTATCTCAAAACTACCGCTACCACCACCAACTCCGGCTGTATTTATAGCTCCTTCAATGAGCGTGTTGCCAAGTAGTTTGATACTTGGACTTTTTATAGTGGTATCGCTAGCTTCTACCATCACATTTTTAGCCTTTACATTTGCGTTATCGCAAGTTATGTTTATAAGCTTTGGAGATGAAATTTCAAGGCACGAGCTAGAGCTGTCATAGCTCATCTTTACTCCATCTTCAAAACTTACATGCACCTTTTTATTAGTAGCATCTGCCTTGTGAGAACTTTGATAAAGCCCACGAAGCACTACGCCTGAGTTTAACTCATCATGCACAGGTAGCACTAGCACTTGCTCTCCTGCACGTATTGGTGAAAAGCTCACTGCATAAGAGTTGGCATGCGCCTGAAATACCGGCAAAAAATCAGTTACCATCGAACCAATGGCAACTTTTGCACGGTCATCTCTTACTTCACTGATAATTCCAACTTCAATCATTTATATGCTCGCTAAATTTTTTATTTCTTGGCGTTCTTGTGTACTTTACGCTATGCTTGATCTCTTTTACATCATCATGTATTTCGTTGAGCTTCTCTTTATTTATGGCAAAATTTGCCGCCAAAATATCGCTTAGTTTTTCAGTGGCGCTACTTTGTTTATTTATCGCTTCACTATTTTTATTCACCACATCGATCATCAAATCAGTGTTTTTGCTCGTATATCTACTAAGCAGCAAAAAGATCACCACAAAGCCTATAAAGCCAAAAATCGCCATAAAGACGATAAATTCATTTAACCCCCATGATCCAGATAAATTTATTAGTCCTGCTGTCTCTCTTATCTCATCGCTTAAATTTAGACCGCTATTTTCCATCTTCTTCCTTTATTCCAAGACATTTTTTTAGTTTTCTTTCGCAATCGCGGTAATAAACAGCAATCTTTTTGTCCGTCTCAAATGTACCGTCATTTTTGGGCTTTAGTGGCATTTCGGCATTGCATTTTATAGGCATATATTTTTCTTTATATACAGCACTAGGCTCAGACACTTGCTTATCTGCACAGCCTGAAAAAAGCAGAACGAGCGCCATAAAGAACACTAATATTCTCATTTAAACAGCTCCTTGTATGCAGCCAGCTCGCTTTCGCAACTTTTATCTTTGACGTAGATTTTCTTTATTCTCTCGACCTCTTTTGACGGAGTATCGTCGATCCTTACCGCAGCAGCTTTTATAGCTTCGTTTTGTGAAGCAAGAGCTGTATCGCAGGCGCTTAGATTGTTTTTGACTGTAGTGTAGTCCTTGAAAAGTTTCTCATTTTTCTCTTTTACGTTTTCAAGGTCTTTAAGCAAGACGGAATTTATGCTTTGGAGTTTTGAATTTTCCAAAAACAAATTTACGCAAGCAAAACCTAAAAGCGCAGCTAAGGCAAAGCCTACAAT